TCTCTGGAAAGATACAACGCAACAATTGCTCGGTCTTCATGATGCAAAGATAACAAATACTTATGAAATTATGTGCATGAGAGGGAGAGGGTTGCAACTGGGTTTTACGACTGACCCGTTTTTAGGTTAGGGTTAACTTTAGGGTTAAAGTTTAGGGTTAGTTTTGAGAAAGTTTAGGGTTAGTAAAGTAGGTTTTTTGGGGGTGCGATACAAGGGGGTGAAGATACTGTTTTTTCAAAGATAAGTGCGTTTTTAGTACCGATAGCCCCCCCCCTAAATGCCACCATGTTTTGAAGTTTCACCTTATTATATAACGAGAAATCAGGCACTTATTCGTTATAAGGAAACTAAAAAGAGGGGGAAGCCCCCGAAAGGGGGGCATGGGGGGGGAGATGGGGGGCTGTGGGAGAACGTTGAAGTGACCGAATTATAACCTGTACAATAAAAGTGTTATATAGGTTTGTGCGAATAACTAAAATTGGACATTATTGGGTGATTATTACCAAGTGTCAATGCTTTTATCATCATTATGTTTATTCAAGTAAGATAAAAAGGATGACATTGTATTGTAGGAGTATGCATTGCAGTTAATAAATGCCTGTGAATAAGATTCTTTATGATCACCATTAAGATTTGACGGGAACACAGCTTTAGGAGATATTAAATTTGATTCTGTCCCTTTTTTGAACAAATCAAATGCACCCAAAATATAATGAGGTACTTTTGTTTCAAAAGTTAGAGAATCTTTATATACCTTTATCCTTATTTTTAATTCAGCATGTATAATAGTTGCATTATAAAGTCCTGTGACTTGCCCCACATTTGCCCATTTCCCTTCACCGTAGCAAATATTATTAATCGTGTCTATCTTTATTTCTGCACCTTTTTCTAAATTAAGAATCGATTTTAAGAAGCCATAACTTATCTTCGTCATTTCTTTAGTGGTCATATTGCAATTATTAGACACATTATACTTATAATAAATGTCTCCATCCAAATTAAGTGGAAAATGTTTTATAGCCTCTTTTGCCCATTTCTTATTGCTACTTTTTTTTATTGCATTCCATTTTGCTTGTTTAGAAACAAAGTCCATACATTCAAATTTTTGTGCAATAGAATTAGTCGAAGTTAGAAACATAAAAGCTAATAGTAATAGATATTTTTTCATTGTATAAAATTTTAATTATTTATGATACAGAAGGAAGGCGAAGTTATACCAAGCGAACAAGGCCGATGATCGTACTGAGAGAGCGGATGTCGGACTTGGGAAGGTGGAATGGCTTGAAGCGTGGGTTTTCGGAAATACAGAGGATGGATTCTTGATCGTCTTCTGCTTCCTCCACTCGTTTGACGAGGGCACCCTGACTGGTGTCGAGGACGTAGATGCCACCCCATTGGAAGAAGAGAATGTCGGAAATTTTACGGCAAGCGATGATGTCGCCATTCTCATAGAGGGGGTGCATGGAGTCGCCTGAAACCCGGATGAGAAAGTTTGCCCCCTTCGCCTCAAACTCCGGGATTGAGTAGTGTTCGCAGTCTTCCATATATACGCCATCATTGTCGGCGGATGGGAAACCTGCCACGGCATCTATGGGAATAAGAGGGATGCCCCTCCGCTTATTGGAGGATTTGGGAGGTTCGGCAGACCTCTTATGGGCTTCTATTGGCTTGTCAAGGTCAGATTTAAGCATATTCCCTGTGCCTGTGAGGAGCCACTCCGAGGAATATAAGGGATAATTTTCAACTAAAATTTGAATCCACTTAGATTGTATATCCGTTCCATTTGATATGGCACGAGATAATACACCCTTACTTGCCCCTAAGGAGCGTTCCATTGCCCCTATGGTTATACCCTCTCTTGAGGCTATTTCCTGTATTCTTGATAAAATATTGCCCATTAGTTGAAAATAATCCCCTTAAAATTTTGAAAGTTGAAAATTATCACTTATCTTTGCAACGTGTTCCAATGGAACGTGCGGTCAAAAATACGAAAAATAGCCGAGATTAGCAAATATTAAGTCTTAAAAATAAGTGAGTTTATGGCACGTAAGATTCAAACAACAATGGACGTGAAAAGGACGCTTATGAAAGCGTTCGGAGTAACAGAACGCATGGTTAACAGGGCGTTGAGCTTTGACAGCGACAGTGAACTTGCCCGTAAAATCCGCCATACGGCCAGAATGAAAGGTGGTTGGATAGAGGCTTCTGTACCTGAGGAGGAAATCTTCTATGATGTTACCGAAAACGGAATGAGGCTGATGCGCCAGTATTTTAGCAATGGTGCCGTCTTGGAAGCCAACATGACAACTGGCACGGGGATCATCTTGTTCAAGGGTTCCAAAAGAAAGGATTACAGCAAGGTTTATCTGAGCGAGATTCCTTCTATGCAGGAATTCGCAAAGGCTTTGTAAGGGAGGCGCGGTATGGAGTATTACGGTAACAAACTTTGCATATCCTACCACGAGCTTGTGGAGAGCGGCATCATGACCGAGCCAAATTATAAATATAAGGCTTGGAAAGGTCAGATAGACGTTATTCGTCAAGGTAAAGGGTTGGGGAATTACGCTCTGATTGCCGTAGACAGCCTCCCTACCAAATACAAAGAAGCGGTTGAGGACAAGTACGGCAACGGAGCCGAAGTGATTCTCACTGGCTGGATTATGTCAAACTACGAACTGGATCAAGCTGCTGTTGCTTTCTTCCATGATCGCTCGAAAACAGGTTTAGATCTTACGGTAGAAAAGACACGGGAATACATCATTAATGCTTCTGTACTGAACTGCTGCCTGCGCCTGTATGAAAACTCGAAAGCTATCAAGCGGACGATGGGTGAAAGATACGACTGGGACAAGATGTCTACGGCTATAAAGATATTGCGTGAGGAACTGGGGCACACACTCCCTGCCAGCACGTTGCGTTTCAGAAAGAAAGCTAATCTGTACAAGAGTAACGGCTACATCTCTCTAATCAGTGGCAAGTTTGGAAACCAGCACCGTCGGAAGGTGGACTACAAGACAGAACAGCTTGTATTAAGTATCAAGGTACTCCCCAACCAGCCTTATGGCAGTGACGTGCATAAGATGTACATCGAATTTCTGTGCGGTGAGCTTGACGTGTGGGATTTAGACACCGGTGAGCTGTTCAATCCCGATGATTTCACGGATAAGAACGGAGATCCAAATGAACTTAGCGAAAGCACTATCCGGAATATCCTTAACAAGCCAAGTAACAAGCTTAGAATAGCCAAAGCCTTGAAGAGTTGGGATGCATTTTACCATGAAGACATGCCTTATATGCATCGTCATAGTGGTGAGTTCTCCCTTTCCCAAATCACGATGGATGATGTGGATTTGCCTCGTCGCATGAAAGGCAATGAATACGTACATGCCTATTACGCATACGATGTAGTGAGCCAATGCCGTGTGGGAATAGCTTACGGACGCAAGAAGGATGACAGCCTTGTGGTTGATTGTTTCAGGGACATGTTCCGACTGATAGAGAAGAACGGCTGGGGTATGCCTGCCGGCATTGAGGTGGAGCAGCACTTGATGAGCAAGTATAAGGAGGGCTTCTTAAAGGCCGGGGAAGTGTTCAAGAACGTAATGTTCTGCGCTCCGCAGAACTCACAGGCGAAATATGCGGAGCCTCTCAACGGTGCATTCAAGACCACGGTGGCTCACAAGAACCACGAGGGCATCGGACGCTGGTATAACAAAGGCGCACGGCGTGTGTTCCAAAAGAAGGTGAGCGACAGTGATAATCATACCTGGGAGGACAAGAAGTACTATTCCTTCGAGGAACTTGTTGCCGATGATCGCCGGGATTGTAACGAATGGAACAACATGCCACATCCAAATCAGAAGAAATATCCGGGTATGACCCGTTGGGACGTACTCGTGGCAAGACTAAACCCAACGCTTCGCCCCTTGGATAAGTTGACACTGAGTCGGTATATAGGCGAATGTGTGGAAACGAGCATACGGCGTAACTCCACTGTCAAGGTAGCGTACGAGAACTGGTGGATAAGCGGTCCTGAGGTACTTGAACGCCTTGAGCCTAACAACTATAAGGTAACAGCCTACTACCTGCCCGATGAGGAGGGAAAACCAACGGACGTGTTCATCTATCAAGGAGACAAGTTCATTGACAAGTTGCTTCGAATAACGACCTACAACCGCGTGCTGGCAGAGCAGACCAAAGCAGACGAGGAAGCATTCATTGAGCAACGCAAGTATGTGTCGCACTTTGATAAATACCTTCGCGACAATGCCATCGTCAAGGTTGGCAAGGCTTGCGTCGAGGAGGCATCTTTCTCAGAAGAGGAGCCTCTTGAATTGCCGCAAGTGCAATCACATGAAGAAGAGCAGGACTACATTCCTGATATAGATTACAGCAAAATGGGATTAGAAGCCTATTAAAATAACATTATAAATGCGTTCAGATTATGATTACAGAAGAGCAAAAACAGAAAATACTGGTAGCGGTGAAACAGAACCGCACCAACTATCCGAGTGACGCCAAGCACGCAGCAAGTCTTGGTATCAGCACGTCGGTGTACAGTGGCATCAAGAACGGACAGACGGACAAAGCCCTGAGTGACGCCAACTGGATAGGCATAGCACGCCGTCTTGGTGTGAGTCTCAAGGGTGAGATAGAGTGGAAACCAGCCAAGACTGCTACTTTTGAGTATATCACGGCTCAGTTGGAGTTTTCACAGCAGTCGAGCCTTAGCGGCATTATGTGCGACATGCCCAACATTGGCAAGACCTTTACGGCCCGCTACTATGTGGCACACCACCGGAATGCCGCCTACATAGACTGCTCACAGGTGAAGACGAAGCTGAAGCTCATCAGAAAGATTGCCTCTGAGTTTGGTGTTGACAGCAAGGGAAGATACTCTGACGTTTATGATGACCTTGTATACTACCTGCGTAGTATTGACACCCCTCTGATTATTTTGGATGAAGCTGGGGACCTGCAATATGAAGCTTTCTTGGAACTCAAAGCCTTGTGGAACGCCACCGAACGGTGCTGCGCATGGTACATGATGGGTGCCGATGGGCTGAAAGAGAAAATGAACCGCTCGATAGAGTGCAAAAAAGTAGGCTATACCGAGATGCTCTCACGTTATGGCGACCGATACAGTAAGGTTACCCCAGATGACGGCAAGGAACGTGAACACTTTCTCAAGGAGCAGGCAAGGGTTGTGGCGAAAGTAAATGCTCCCGAAGGCACTGACATCGCTCAGATTGTGCGAAAAACAGGCGGTGGTCTGCGAAGAGTGTATACAGAAATTGAAAAACTGAAGAAAGGCGCATAATGGCGAAACGAGCATACAGTCCGAAAGAGATTGCGGCCAAGAAATGGGTGACATTGCCTTGGAGTGCGCAGTGGAGTGATCCGTTTGGTTTCCCTGCTGAGAATGCCTCATGGTTTATCAGCGGCGCGAGCGCACAGGGCAAGAGTTCATTCGTTATGCAGTTGGGGAAGGAACTGTGCAAGTATGGTCCTGTTCTCTATATGAGCTACGAGGAGGGTGTGAACCAAAGTTTCCAACGCCGAATGAACTACCTTGGTATGAATGAGGTACAGGGTAAATTCAGAGTAGTTGTTGACGATACCATCGAAGAGCTTGCCGTACGTCTTTCCAAGCCCAAATCCCCGAAATTCATCATTGTGGATTCCTTTCAAGTAGGCTGTGATGACAAAGGATGGACGTATCCCGACACCGTGTCACTGATGAAGCGATTTAACCGTAAGTGCTTTATTTTTATCAGCCAAGAGGATAAGAGCGCACCAACAGGGAAACCTGCACGACGTCTGAGGTATATCTGCGATATGAAAGTACGCGTGATTGGTTACAAAGCCTACTGTTTGGGCCGATCTATCGGTGAAGCGGGAAAGTATTATGTAGTGTGGAAAGACGGAGTAATCAAAACAAATAATGACACCAAGTTATGAGTAAAGAAAGACGTATGTTTGAGATTGTCCCAGGGCCGATGAGTCCTGGCGGACGCATGACAGACCGTATTGAGAGCAGAGGACACAAGTGTCCCTATTGTCAAGGAAACGGATATCATTGGCAGGAAGATGAGTGGCAGGAACGCTATAAGAAGGAATGCCCGATATGCAAGGGCAGCGGCAGACTCGATGCCATGATTACTATTGAGTGGAAAGCGGAAGAATAGCAATGGAAAGAAATAAATACAGCAAGATAATCCTATCTGAGGCAGAACAGCAATGGATGCGCGATAACTTCTGTAAGACCAAAAACGCAGAAGTGGCAGAACACCTTGGTATCTCGCACAGAACAGTAGTGAGGATTGCACGGGATATGGGATTGGTGAAACATCCGGACTTTACAAAAGCCATGCAGCGAAATGCTTCCGAACACGCTGCCAAAAGTAACAGAGCCAATGGTGGCAATGCTGGAGCGAAGAACCTGTTGATTTACGGCAAGGCTTACCAGTTCAAGAAAGGCGAACGGCAGAAGGATAAGATGTCGGCAGAAGCCTTTGAAGCCATGCACCGCAATATTGGCGAACAGCGCAAGAAAACCTTCAAGGCGGAGAAGCGCAGAGTGATATTCGGTCTGGAGCAAAAGACAAAGCTTCGGGTGGTGCAGGCACCGAAAGAGAAAATATGCCTCCGTAATGGTTTGCGAAAGAAAGGCTATGAGATAGCCCGTGCTTCCAATGAGGCGTTCATAACAGCGGAAACTCACCGCTCGGAAGTGATGGAGCGCAGGGCAATATCAATGGGAATAAGTTTTACATCAATTTAATATAAACGATTATGAGCAACTTTTTAGAAGAAATCAAGAAGCGTATTCAAGTGTGGCACGAGCAGCGTGTGGAGCGTATTGAGGCGGAGCGCCAGGCTCAGCTCGATGTGGAGGCGCGCAATGCTGTGCAGGTAATGGAGTTTAACGGCGAGCTGTACGCCTGCGTGAACGGTGTACCCCTGTTCGGTGTGAGCGACATCAAGGGAACTTTGCCCGAAGCGGTGGCTAACGCTCGCCAGAATTATAAAGACTGGAAGGAGGAAAAGCTATGGGAAAGGTAAATATTGGGCCACGATATTATCGTGTTACTGTCCTCATTAAACCGAAAGGATTTAATAAGATATTATTAGAGGGAATTTTTGTTTATAGAAAAGGGGCATATACTCTCTCTGAAATCAAAAAGAAATACTGGGAGTTTCTCAAACCACAGATAAACTTCGAAAAATACGATATAAACCCAGAGCAGGTAAGAAAAGATATAAAACTTACATCGTTACCGTGTGATTTCTTGCTCAATGCAGATCAAAAATAGGAATTATGGAAAAAGGTTTTAATTACGCACGGTTTTATACCCTGCTAAAAAAAATGCCCGGAGCAGACAAGGAGACGCTGGTGTCGAGCTTCACGAACGGCAGGACAATCAGCCTGCACGAGATGAGTGCGAAAGAATATGCTTCCATGTGCGCGACGCTGGAGAAGCATACCGGCTGGAGAGTGCAACTGAAGAAGAAACGCAGCGTGTGTTTGAAGCTGATGCAACAGGCTGGCATTGACACGACTGACTGGCAGCGCATCAACGATTTCTGCCGCCACCCACGGATAGCCGGAAAGGTGTTCGCCAAACTAACACTGGCAGACCTTGATTCGTTGCAGACAAAGCTGCGCGCCATCATGCGCAAGGGCGGCCTGAAGCCACGCACGACACGGGAAGAGCAGAAAAGTATGACCTCATTTGTATATGTCCCTATGGGCAGTATAGCGGAATGTTAATGAATATGACACCAAAACAATTTGTAAAGCGTGCGATGGAGCACATTCGTGAACTCGGCAAGGAGATGAGCAATGAAGAATACTGTGACTTTTTGGAGGATCTGTCTTATGAGCTCGAGACCGAACGTGAAGATGTGAGCTGGCAGGAATTGACCAGCGAAGGAAAATTTATTTAAGAACCTATTAAAAATATTGTTATGAGAACAAAAACAAGCAATTGGTTTGAAGTCAAACTGCGCTATGACAAAGTGCATGAGGACGGGTGTGAAAAGAAGGTGACCGAGAGTTATGTGGTCGAAGCCCTTTCATTCGGAGAGGCTGAAAAGACAGCTATTGAATTCCTTGGCGGCTATGTGTCCGGAGAAATTCAGGTTGTAAACATCAACCCGATGAAATTCCGAGAAGTGTTCTTCAACGAGCAGGAGTCATGCGACCGATACTACAAGGCCATACTTCAGTTTATCACCATTGACGAGCAAACGGAAAGAGAAAAGCACACTCAAGTTTACTATTTAGTACAGGCTTCTTCTTTCGACAACTGCAAAGACTCTATCCGAACGATTATGGACGGCACCATGATAGACTATCAGATTGCTTCAGTATCAGAAAGCAAGGTTATTGATGTGATAGAACACGAGTTATCAACCCTATAAAAAGAAAAGACAATGGCAACAAGAAAAAAGAAAGTAATCATCACCGGCGTGAGCAGAGAAGCTGCCGATGATGCGTTTGCAACCTACGCCAAGAGCGATGCACAGGTACAGAAAATCAATGCGGACATCGAGCTACAGTGTGCCAAGGTGCGCGAGAAGTATGCCGACAAGTTGGCTACGCTGACTGCTGAAAGAGACAATGCGTTTGACACGCTGCAGTCTTTTGCCACGGAGAACCAGGCCGAGCTGTTTTCCAAGAAGAAGAGCCTTGATATGGCTCATGGCACGATTGGGTTTCGCACTGGGACACCGAAGTTGAAGACGCTGAAAGGCTTTACTTGGGCGAGTGCGCTGAACCTTGTGAAGAGTTTCCTGCCCAGCTATATCCGCCAGACGGAGGAGATTGCGAAGGACAAGCTGCTTGCCGATCGTGAGGTGGAGGTGCAGCTTGGCGGCGGTGACCCTGAGAACCGTGGCTATCGTCCTCTTCGTGAGCAGATGACGGCGTGTGGCATCCAGGTGGTTCAGGACGAGGTCTTCTATGTTGAACCTAAGAAGGAGGAGATGGCATGAAGCGCGAAGTGAGGCGACCTCCGCGGGTGTCGTTTTGCCGCAGGTGCGTGGGCACCGGCGTATGGCGACACCTTATGGATGACGGTACGCCGTTGACAGGGCCCTGTCCCCAGTGTGAGGGCAGTGGCTGGGTAACGGTGAGTTCAGTAACAGAATATGACATCAGGCCTTACAAGCCAAAGAACATGTAGTATATGCAGAAGCGACGCGGAGTAAGTTATCAGAAACGTGTAGAAGACATCAACAGGATATATGACCAGCATGCCAAGAGCGGAATTTCAAACCGAGAAATATGGCGACGGTACGTATATCCTGTGTATGCCATTAGCGAACGTACCTTTTATAATATACTCAACGCGAGTGCGGAAAGTAAGAATAAGATAGCTGACGATACCCGTCAGCTATTGCTCTTTGATTTTGACAACGACAATGGAAAATGATTTACAGATGAAACAGCAATGAGAAAGGAATTATACAACGCCATCAAGACGAGGCTGGCCAAGGATACGGCGGAGGTGGCACACATAGACTTGTGGAACCATAATGTGGAATTTATTGAGCAGGAGGACGGCTGGGATCGCCCTGCGGTGTTTGTGGAGATAGGCACTATAGAATGGTCTGCGCTACATGGCGGTGGACATCGTGGCAAGGGTATCGTGCGACTGCATGTGGTAACGGACTGGGTAGAGGGCGGACAGGAGGCAGCTTGGGATTTGTGCGACGAGGTGCGGCAAGCGATAGAAGGCTTGACGGGCGAGACCTTCAACGGCCTAACGCTGGTGGGAACGGACACGAACCACAACCACGAGGACATATTGGAGAGCATAGACAGTTATGATGTGAGATACCTGCTGAAATGACGGGATTTTTTATCAGAAAGCCGCGACGGATGATTTTCCGTCGCGGCCACACATTTCATTTGAGTTCATAAGTTGATAAGTTTATAAGTTCTTTAGTTCACGAGTTGAAAGTTTACGAGTTGATAGCATTCTTATTTAATTGTCAAAAACCCTTTTACAACTCCTATATATTGAGCTCTCATGTTTCCAGACAGACTCGTCAGCACCATTGGAACGAGCGGCACGAGCGCAACAAGTGTTGTCGTACCATTGTCTGTAACCATTTCCACACCTTTAATCGGCACACCAAACGCTCGAAACATAGCTCCAGGCTCTATTTCCACACGGACATTTACCATTTTGTTCGGATATATTGCTTTTCCTACAGCAAGCGTTGAATAGAACCATATTGTTTCAGTGGTGTAATTGTAGATATTTAATACAGCACCGTTAAGTTCTGAAGCAAGCACGTATCCACCATTGATATTATTGACGTTTGTTATATACCACGACAGTGACGGACTTGACATCAAATATCCGAACGATTGCTGCTCCACAAAAGGCTGTGACATCTTCTGTGCTGTTAAACTTTCTGCGGATATGAGGTTAGCATTGATGTGACCGTTCTCGTCTACAAAAAACGTCTGCTCGCCCTTGTTGTTCTGCACCTTAAAGTTGTCAGCCGTGGCGGTGAACTCCTTTTCCTTGATGTTCCAACCACTCGCCAACAGCGCTTCCACCGTGCCGTCGTACGCACACCATGGGGTTGCCGTGTCGCCCTCCTCGAGTTTAGGTCGGCAAAGATAGATAAGTCCCGAGAAATCCTTTTCACCCGAAAGTCCCACACCCACCATAATGTATCCTGTGTCTCCTGTGGTAAACGTGTAACTCTTCCTTTCCCATGCGTCCGTTGCTTTAACATCTGTCCACGGCATCGTACGGTCTTTTCTTCCACCATGCAGCCCCTCCATGTTAAAACCTTCTGCCACCGCATAGCCACTGCCTTGCAGTATCTCTGTTCTTATCCAAAACGAGAAAGTATATTTGGTGTTTGGTTTTACATTGACGTTCTGTTTAGCACCAAAACCAGTCTGCCAATACAAGCCTGTATAGTAGTTTCCATCACCATTTACCGCTGTCACCTTTGCCTTCATGGCATCCGCACCACTAACGCCACCGCCTTTGAGGTACTCGAACCACTCCGTGCTGTCAACCTTTGTAGCTCCAAGCCCTACGCCTAAATGCTTCTGAATGGCTCTCTTGTTGGTGGTGTCAACTCCATCGAGGTCGAAATCGCTTCCCCACAGCAAGTTCGGGCGTGTACCATTCGCCACCGTCAAGCTGAAGCTTTCGGCGGTCTGCTTTAGCTCCGTACGGCTCACTTTGTCTCGCACCTCCGTCCTAAATCCGTCTATTGTAGTTTCAAAACCGCTCACCTTACCATCAAGCGAGCGCACCGTTCCAGAGATGCCGTCTATCTTCCCATTTATCCCTTCTATTCTCTTACCAAAATCAAAATTTGCCTCTACCTCATATTGTAAACCTATAGTCCGTGCATCTAAAGCCTTTCCTCCTTGCATCAAACAGACACGAAAGGAAGGTGTGTCGTCAAAGTAATCAGCATAGTCGTATATAGACTTTATCACCCAGTAAGGCTTGCCATCTTCCCACATGACATCGAACGATGCCAAAGACGGTTCTATGCTCAGTGATAACCCGAAAGTGTCAAGCCTTCCTAATTCTGCATAAAGTTTCTCGCCTTCTTTCCGTGTTATCATATATTTTAGAAACAGCTCCACCTTAGCCGTTTCTCGCTTAGTGCCATGCACAACAGCTTTCTCTATCTTTGGAATAAGCCTGAAAACGACAGCGTCTTCACCATTGTTTCCTGGTTTTCCTGGTTCACCTGGTTCACCTGGTTCTCCTGGCTTCCCTGGTTCTCCATTTTTCCCATCATAAACAAAAACGACCGATTTGCTATCCACCTTCTTTCCGTCTATATAGAGATTGATGTAATAAAAGCGGACATATCCTGTATGAAGACTGAGTACCCATTTTTTATCGTCTTTGTTGTACGTTAGCGAGTATGAGGATATAGGTTGACCGTCACGTAGCACCTCTATTTGAGCCTTCGCATTATCCAACTGAACTATTTTATCACTCTCCATGCGAAAAGCTCTGATTTCAATAAATTCAGGGTTTTGCTGATCATATTTACTGACAGAAACCTGCGAAGAAGATAGTTCAAGCCTATACACAACTGCATCCTTTCCTTTGATAAGCGACCATGTATATTTGTCGGCATCAGTGCTGTCAGGCTCATCCGTGTAGCTGACATACTGACCGATGTACGCTCTATCTTTGCTGTCATCAGTACTGAAGTCTACTTTTCCGTCTGGTGAGTTTGCATACGCAATATGTAAGTGTGGCGTTTGACCGTCTTTCCCGTCATTCACCGCCGCTATTGTCATAATGCCTCTGGCTAATACTTTGTTCATGAAATGAGTTTTTAAGTTTACAAGTTGACGAGTTCACAAGTTTACGAGTTAATTCATAATTGTGGCTAACAACTCATCAACTTGTGAACTTGTCAACTATATTATGAATTAATAATTATGCATTATCATGAGTCCTCCTTCGGTTTCCCACTTCTTTATGCTTTTCTAACCTCGCACACAAAAGTTGCCTTCTGGTCTACGTCAGCTGCCAATACTTTCAAAGGGTTTCCCGTCTTTGTGGGCGACGATGTGCCAGTGAAGTTCTCTTGCGCTCCAGCCTTGTTGTACTTCGTCCATGTGTAGGTAAACTTAGATGTCTGTGCGCTCACATCTTCTAACTTCACGCCATTTTGCCACACCTCGGCGTTGATATCTATTTCTCCCTTGCCATTGACGATGACATTTCCCTTTGGGGCATGCAGCACTACCTCGTATGGATCAGTGCGGTCTTCGAACGTGACGATGGCTTCGGAAGTTTGCCCCTCGTCGGTGGCTATCACTTTGTAAGTCTGTACGTTCAACACATCATCAGCATGTACTGTGAGCGTGCTGTTACCACCACTTGTTTGTACCCCTGTAGAAATATCCTCGAACTTTCCGTTGGCAAAATTCAGTTTCTGCCATTGAAACTTCTGAATAGAAGTATCGTGTACGCCCCCACGATAGCACTCGGCATGTGCTGTAAGTTCGGTGATGCTTGTATCAAAGCTGTTTCCTTTCGGCTGTGTCAGCACCACTTGAAGAAGTGCTCCTGCTGATGTGGACTTAATGACCTGCGTCTGCGCCTCAAGCACTGTGTCGACATTTGTCAATGTGTCATGATAAGTTGCCTTGACGTTGATGTTCAACGCATTCGAGGAAATGTTGCTCGCTATGGTAAGCACCGCCCCTGCACTAATGGCTCCCACAGAATACCCTCCAGCACTCTTGCCAGCCTGCAACTTCGTACCATTGATGTCATACTCGATAGAAGTGAGTGCACTGACCATGTTTTGTCCACTACCCGTCACATACACTTTAGGTGTAACCGTGTTCTTGTCCGTGCTGAAGTTGGGTACATACACCTTGGTGTCAGGATTGTACATCTGCGACGGGTTTTTCACTTGCAGAATCATTGATATCTGCTTTGCATCATTCAAATCTACAATTGTGATTTGTCCTCTTGATAAAATTTTGTTTGCCATTTTTTTAAGTTTATGAGTTTTTTAGTTTACGAGTTTACAAGTTTACGAGTTCACGAGTTGATAGCTTTGCTAACCATAAAGTTCAAACCTCAAAGTTCAATGTTCAACGTTATCACAAATCAAGCACTCCACTTGTGCCATGTTGTTCACCTCCTGCGCACTCAGTTCTATTCTGCTTCCGCACTGCTGGTGACGTTTATTCCAAAGTGCATCAAACTCGGGATTACCGCTATGGATGACCCACGAGAACTGCCAGTCTTCCAGCGTTTCGGTAATCTCTTTCGTTCCATAATACACCACGGCAAAAAGCCAGACAGAGCCTTGCCCGTTACGAATGATGTTGCCATTGGGTGTATCGGTGAAAATGTTTACCGTATAACTACTCTCCCCGTCATCCCCTTTGTCTCCTTTGCTGCCCTTGTCCACCAACATCATCCATGCATCACCTTTGCCTGGTTCTTCTGTCGTTCTCTTACCTGGCTCTACGATGCACAGCCATTGCCTACCGTCATGCGTTACGCTGTCATAGTAGCCGTATTCCTTTCCGCTTTTCCATTCACCGAGCAACACAGGTACGGGTCTTATCTCACCCGATGAGCTCTTCGCCCTCAAGTTACCCACTATCTGATTGTCATTCTGTGCAAGATACGTCTCCCTATGCTTGCTTAGGTCATAGCTGTTCACACCGACATACTTTGCCCAGTAAGGCGCCACCAGTCCGACGTCAATACTCTTGTAAGCACTATTCACGATGACGCTCTGCCTGTCTGTGTTGGTTCTATTTCCTACCTGTGCCGTTTGATCACCTACCAGTGGCATATCGCTGTTATCAGCGCAATCCGTCCTGCTTAGTACAATCTTCAGGCACTCTACCTCTTTACCGTTGATGTTTCGCCTGACAGGCATTGTTGGCGCCTCCGTCACTAATCGCCAATAAAAGTGATTGCTGACATTGTGATTCGTACCAACCCCTACGTTGAACCCGCCGTAACACATCATCTGGTCATTCACCTCACACATCTGCACAAGCTTCACGCCGTCTTGTTCTGCTCGTTGATAGCACGCATAGCCATCTGCCGTTTCCTCGCAATCATCTACCTTGAACGTTGCTGCACTCTGTATGATAATCCCGCCCGCCGCCTTCGCTTTGAGTATTTCCAGCTCAAAGAATGTCGCCTTCCCCGTTACCGTGAGGTTCTTGGTAGTGACGTTTCCCGAGTTGTTGATGTCCCCCTCGTTGTTGATGTTGCCTGCGTTTGTAATGTTGCCATCGTTGTTGATGTCGCCCTCGTTGTTGATGTTGCCTGTGCTTGTAATGTTGCCATCGTTGTTGATGTCGCCCTTATTGACAATACCCTGAAAAAAGCTCACCGCCTTTGAGATGACTCCCTTGAGGAAGGTGATGACCTCTGCTGCCGTGTTGGGTATGTCGTTTCGTAGGAAGTGCGTCAGTGTTTTTGATTCCAAGCTCACCTCATCCGCCCTTGTTGCTTCGTCCGCCTTCTTGGCATGCTCTGCCTGTTCGGCGATGATGGCCTTTTCCGCCATTTTCGCCGTGTCGGCTTTGCTGGCGTGTACCGCCTCCTTGACGGACTTGTCTCCATAGGCTGCTCCCGGTGTCCTGAGCGTTGGCGTTGCAGCCTTATTTTTCGGTTTCTTGATAATCTTTACGTCTATCATTTCTCAATCTCCTTTAGTGCCATTTCAGCTTCTCCCGATTCGAGGTTCCTTGTGATGCCTTGTACGAAAAAGTTCTTTCCCATTGCAGGATGCCTGTAGTGGTTGAGCGTACTGACGCGTTGCTCCTTCTTGTCCATGAGTATTTGCGTCATGAGAATTCTGGGCTGGTGGTACTCGTTGTAATAGCTGTCTACATATAGCTGCTCTGGCTTTGCCTGTCTCCCCGTTGTGTGGTCGTAGAGTTTGAGCACCCCGTCGCCAGTGAGCAAGTTGAGCGGCGTGCTCATGCATACCCCCTGTGCCACGCCCAGCTGCCTGCATTCCTCCGAGGTGAGTGCCGAGTTGATTTTGAATTCGATGTCATCCTTCCTGTTAACAAACTGCTGCTTGTCGTCGCTCATGTAGACGATGTCGCTGTCGCCCGGTCTTTCGATCATCCCATTGTCGCTGTACACCTTCACCTGAAAATCCTCGATGAGAATGCTGCTGACGTTCGCCAGTAGTGAAATGGTGTTGCTGGTCCACTTGGTATGCCTGAAGAAGGTGGGGTGCCTCCTTGTGATGTTCTCCCACGTGGCGTTTACCGGTCCGAGGATCATGAACTTAACCTGTCCACTTACCTTATCGGATTGTCTGATGGGAATGGCGGTTCCCTCGACGTCAATCCCCATTTTGTAGCTGATATTGTTTTGTATGTCAAATTTTCTTCCGATGAGCTTGTCTCCTACTTTTGGATCGAAGCCAATGGTGAAGCACTGCTGGTAATACTCGTCGTCGCTGGAGCACTGCTCCCTTGTTTTATATTCCCTCCATTTGAAGTTTTCCGGACTGCCCCCGTCTCCCTCCTCAACCACGCACATGTCTCCGATGATGAGCATGCAAGCCAGCACAGCCACTTTTGAAATTCTGTCTGTTCCGTCTCCAATTGCGCTGTAGTTGAACTCGATTTGCTCTGGCGCCGACTCGGTGAACGGCACCAGTCCCTGTATGGTATCCTTGTCCCATACTGGCTCTTGGGCGGGCGTATCGGCTTTCCACCACTGTTGGGTGTAATACTTGTTCCTATCGTTTTTTGCTGGCACTGTGTGGTGCCACCACTGCCTGATTCCCGTTCCTGCGTACGCTTCGCTGGGTTGGTAGTCGTTGATGGCCTTGAAATTGTCGGTGAGCGGCATGAGGGGATTGAGAATGACGTTTCCGCTGATAACGATGTAGTTGGTTGTCTTGTCATCGCTTGGTGAGAATACCCCTCCCGACGCACTCCCCTCGTACACTGCCCTTGGAATGGACGCCTTAAGACTTTGCTCGTTTGGAAATACTTTCGCTGGGTCGTTGTCGATACCGTTTCCGTTGACACTCACCACCAGGTAGTTGGTCATTTGCACTTTTGCGATGGGTGCGTTGTCTTTCACCGCACATGGCTGTTCCACCTTTCCAAAAGCGATGATGGCTGCTGCGTCGTTATTTCTCAAAGCGTTGGGCAACGCCTGCTGGTTGCGCCCACTTTGACTATACTGCTGCATGATGCTTCCCGTACCGTTGACCGGGAACCTCCACTGCTGGTTCTCCATGACGCGGACGAACCAATGTGTGATGAAGGCTCCGTCATAATCAGTCGTTCTTCCATGCGTGATGGCGTCAAAAGCGTCGATGGAGGAGTTTCCCTCTCCATCGCAACTGTACTCGGTCATATATTTTTGCTTGGCGTTGTATGGGCTTGCGAGTGTGTTGTTGTCAAACGGGCTCTCGATGACGTTCTCCACACTCTCGGTCTTGCATGTGAGCAGCAGCTGGTTGTAGACCTCCCCGACGCTGATGGTGGTGTCCTGTCCAACGACGTTGCTGTTGCTGATGTCCACGCATTGCCTTGTGGTGACTGTTTCTTGTCCACTGACGATGTCTTTCCACTTAATGGGTGCCTCTCCTTTTACGCTTTCCCATGCGAAGATGTAGAAGGCGAAGCCCTCTTGCCTGATGTGTAGATTGAGGTATTTGAGTATTTCCTCCAGCACTTCGTCCTGCTGCCACACCTCATCCTCGTCATCGCCAAGAAAGAGCAGCTCATTGACGGAAAGGTGGCTGAAAAGCGAATATTTGTCCTGTTCGAGCCTGTCGACAGCGCGGCTTCCGTCGTATAATAATGCCTCCTTTCCCTGTCCCTTGACATCGACCCCCTTGGTGATGTCTCTGAGCATTTGGATGATGATGTCTGCCATCGTGCGCTGTTTTGCCGTGGCCTTGATGCCAGCGTATGCCACCCCCAGCGTTCCCACGTCCTGGTACTTGGCATACCGCATCGCCGTGAGTATGTCGATGCAGCTCAGCTCAATCTCGTCTTGCTCCTCATTATATCCCTGCGAGTAGGTCTGTGGCTCTACGAATCCGGCGAAGAGACATTCCCCCTCACGATAGATGTTGACCACCACGTCGCGGCATGACGCGCAGAAGAAGTCGGGCACGAAATTTTTTGTGAGCAGCCTCACGCTCGCCTGTTGACAGAGCAGTGCGTCGAAGGTGTCGCTGACCTGGCTCGTGATGTCCACGGGGTCGTCGGTCCAGCTGATGCCGCTCTCCTTCGCCCCTATCTCCATGTTGGGCGTATGGCTGCCTTTCGTGAGGATATGCACCTCTATGCGCTCGTTGAGCTGGTTGTAGAAATGTCCGTGTATGTACATTGAGTTTATAAGTTTTTAGTTCACAAGTTGACAAGTTGATAGCTTGAAGTTTTTTAGTTGATGAGTTTTTAAGTTTGTAAGTTGACAGTTCAAAGTTCAAAGTTCAAAGTTTAATATTCGTCTTTTTCCTGTTAATGCGCGTCTCGTTGGCCAGTGCCAGCACGATGTCTCTCCCTCTGAGCCTTGCCTCCAGCCTGCCGCTGAAACCGCCTCCTGTGTCGCCTATCAAAGCCTTGAGCCTGTCGAGCGGTGCCACCACTTCCGGGTTGTTTGCCGCCCCCGCATACTCGCCGAAAATGCCCAGCGTGGGTCCGTAGGCGATACCCCCGTCGGCAAATTTTGGCAACGATGCCATCACCCCTATGAGTGCGGCCACCATGCCAATGCCAAGGGCTATTCCTACGATTGGAATGCTCGCATGAGCCTTCATGGTCTTGGCTGCCGCCCCTGCCACGTCTAAGGTTGTCTCCACCCTTGCCGCTGCGGCTCTTGCCGCACTGTTGGTCACCTCCACACCCGTAGCCGCACTGTCTATTTCCGCCTCAGTAGTCTTGGCCATGCCTTGCGCCGTGGTGGCAGCGGTGTTCGTCTGCGTTGCCCCTGTGAGTGCGTTGATGATGTCGATAATGGCATTCACACCGTCATAAATCTGTATGAAGCCATCTACTACGCCCGTAACCGTCTGCCAGGCGTCTCCGTTGCCCTCGAGGGCATCTGTAAGGCTCTGCACGCCGCTGCCAATGCCTTTCATGCTGCTCCATGCGTCAGTAAGGCTGACCTCGCTTCTGCGCAGCACCTTTTCATATTTCTTCCATGTGCCAATGAGCCCCTGCACCTCTTCACGCTGTTCCGCCCCGAGTGGGTTCTTCGTATCGGCGAGCATTTTCTGCAGTGAGCGTATTTTTTCACGGATGCCCTCCATGCCTATCAGCTCCAGTTCCATGCGCAGCTTCTTTCCGCTCATCGCTCCCAGCTCACCAGCCTCCTGCTGCATGGCAGGCAGTTGTGTCATCCTCGCCATGGCATCCCGCTTGTCCTGCAAGGCATTGATGGTGCGTTGAATGTTCTCCACCTCCTGTGCGCTTGCCTTGCGTTGAAGGTCGCCATAGTAGCTGATGGCCTTGTCGAGTTCTTCCATCGAGTTGAGTGTCCCGATGTGTGCGGGCTTTGTGAGCGTTGCCAAGGCCTCGTCCCACTCGTGCCGCAACTTCTGCAAGGCAAGAATCTGCTTCTGTATCTCCGTGCGCCCGCTTTGTGTGGCTTTCTTGAGCTGCTTCTCGTAGAAGGCGATCTCGGTATCGAGCTGCTCATAGGTCTTTATCTCCTCCGTCTTGAGAGCTACATGCGAACTGTCTTCGAATGCCGTTTTAAGATTGTTCAAACGCTTTATCTCAGCATCGATCTGGCTGAGTTTCTCCTTGGACGCCTGTTTTCGCAGCTGTTGCTGATACAGCAGTTGAGCGTCAATGTCTTCCAGTGTATCAAGCGACGTGGGGCGACTGGCGGTGTCCACTTCTTCCTCAATAGTCTTTTGCAGCTCCTTGTACTTGCCGATGAGGGCTGCCAGACTGGCTATCTTGTTTTTGTCGGCTTGATCTGTCTTTTTTAATTGGTTCTCGTAGTAGGAGATGTTCTTGGCTATTTGCTCCAGTGTTTTTGGATTAGCCACCGGCTTTTCAGGTGCGTTTTCCCTTGCCGCCGTTTTCCTCGTTGTCTTTTTGTTGGTATGCGTCCCTCCCTGTTCTCTCTTATTGACAGCGTCGCGTTTGTTCAATTCCTTTTGCAAGCGTCCAATCTCACGGTTCAGCCTTTGTCGTTCGGCGTTGTCGTTTCCTTTCAATCTGTCAAGGTCTTTCCGTTTCTGCTCCAGTTCCTGATTGAGCTCTTCTGTCGTGAGGTCGTGAATATTATTATTCGTAACCTGTACAGAGTTCCTTGACCTGTCCAGTTCCTTCTGTGCCTGGACCATGTGCTTGATGCAGGCGTCATACTGGCGTTGCAGTACCGTTATCTCGCTTGTCAGCTTGCTCACCTCGCCCCCCAGCTGGTCATAGTAGTCCTTGCCTCCGGCGGCGTTTTCCCAATTGTAGTGCGTGTTTCCGTTGCCGTCCCAATACTGCTGCCCCAGCTGAAACCGCTCGCTTTGCTTGCTCTCTTTCTCGAGCTGCTTGGCGGCGATTTTCGATGCCAGCACCTTGGCTTGTGCCTCGTATCCGATTTGAGCGCAATAGACCTTGCTTTTTGAGATGAGCGTGTCGTACCATTCCGCTGCCGTGCGGTGATAGCCGAAACTCTCTCCGTACTTTTTGTTGAGCTCGCTTACCTTCTTCGTTGTGTTCTTATGGCTGTTGATGAGCGATGCCAGTGCGCTGACCTCCATGTCAATCTCCGCCTTGGCATTGGATGACGCACTGCTGAACGCATCCGTGCTATCTTTGAGCATGTCCACATCCTGCGCTGCGTCTTCCGCCTCATCGCCCATGGAACTGAACAGGGAAATGAGTCCGGTGATGATGATGGAAATGCCCATGGTCATGGCGGCGTAGAGAGCCGTCACGGCTACGGTCAACGCCGCTGTACCTGCCGTTGCCGTATATCCGCTTGCGGCCAGAAGGTTTTGTGCCGTTGCGACCACTCGTTCGTGAACTGCCAGCGCCAGCCCCTTGATGGACGTAAGGACGAATGCCGCACTGAGCGCCTTCATGGACGTGATGAGTTTCGCCGTGGCTGCCAGGCAGATCGTGGCCTGTGCGGCGATGGTGACAAAGGGCATGGCACCCTGTACCATGCTTCCCAACTGTTCCTTGATGTCGCCCAGCGTGTTCTCTAACTGCTTCTGCTTGCCGGCATCGGTCTTGGCAAGTTCTGTGTTCATATTACCCACATTGGCAGTGATCACCTCCACGAGCATGGCGGCACGTTCCGACTCAGTTCCGTACTGCAGCACTTGCTTCTGTGTCTCATCGAAGGTAATTCCCACACGCTGGAGCACCTCTGTCTGCCCCTGCATCGCCTTTCCCATCATGTTGCCGATGCTCACCGCATCCTGTGTGGTGGCGTTCAGTCCGTTCTGCTGCGCCACGAGGTTGTTCATGGCCGGAATGAGTACCTCGAGGCTCTGCTTCTGTTTCAGGAAGGTGGCCATCTGCTGGGCGCCACTCAACTGTACCTCGTCGCCGATGACACCGAGTTCTTGCTGCGCCGCACACAGTTCTTTGACGCTTTGTATCTCCGCGTCGGTACTTCCCATGCGCTGTCGCATGATGGTGTCGAGCTGCGTCTCTGCCACCAGTTGCACTTGATAGGCTTCGGTAAGATTGGTTAGGATGCCTTGCAACTCGCTGATTGAGTTTTGTAAAACATCCACAGCCTGTGCCGCCTGCGCCCATGTAAGCACGTCGCGCTTGGCTTTTTCGGCTTCGTCCTGTACCTCACGGATCACGCGACCCATTTCCTCGGCGTCGGCGGTGACTTTCTTGGCACCGCCGTCACTGTGGATTTTAATTAAAAAACTGACTTCTTTCGCCATGGTTTCTATTTTTTTCTTATATTTGTAGCATCTTCAAAAACGCATTGCCGTGCAAGTAACCTGAAGCGAGCTTGCTTGCCGGCTGCTTATAAAAGTAAAGTTATATGTCAGCAAGCGTCAACTTACAGCCCCTTCACCACCTGATCGTGCAGCACCCCGTTGCTTCGGTGCTCACAGTGGCCTTCTGCCTTGTGGTGCTCATCGCAGGTCTTTTGTTCTGCTATGGTGTCATCAGGGCAAAATAAGCGTGCTATTTCAGTCCGGCCTTCCGCTTCTCCTCCCTGTACCTGCGCATGATTTCCTGCCTGTCGGGTGTGGGTTGCTCATTTTTTTCCTCTTTCTCATCCCATGGAAACTCCATGATGTCGCTCGGGCTTAACCTTTGTTTTGCCCATGGCTGCAAGGTACACAGGCAGCTCATGCGCAAACGTTCCCACTGGTCGCGCTCCACCGCCATACGCCTGTCGTTCCATGCGTCCCACGCCGCCCTGAACTCAGAAGGGGTGCATCGGCAGAAGTCGTTCATCCCCATACCCATGCACCCCAGCGCGATTCCGAGAAGTTGCTCAACATCAGCCTGTGTTACGTCTTGTTGGTCATTTTTTTTTCATCCATGGAACTCATTTGTTGGTTCCACAGCGTGAGCATGTCGGGCGTGATGGTGTTACAGAAGGTTTCGAAATCCAGTGGGAACTCTTCTCCAGCTGCCTGTGACGAGCATTTCACACAACACCACATCAGCATCAGCAGGTCTTCGAGGTTTTCTTGTTTCAGCTGACTTACATCCTTTCCTGTCTCGCGCTTGAACAGTAGGAAAGCCCCCATTACCAGATAACAGGGGTAAGCCTTTCCGTTGACGACTATCTTCATCCTCTGGGTCCTCCCGCATTAGCTGTAGAACCAGACTCACTAAGTCCTGCCGACACCTTTCCAACCTTTCCGCAGTTTTCCAGCTGTACGCTGTACTTGGCGTCGTCACCTGCCTGCCCGTCGAGTTCGAGCGATGTGATGATGAATTTTCCGCTGTACCCACCGCTGGTTTTTCCGGTTCGTTTGTCGCCATCGCGCAATCCGTATGCGGCGTCGATGGGTTCGCCGGCGAGCTGTTTTTCCTTGAGCTGATCATAGGTGGGGGTCTCGCTGTCGCCGTCGGTGAGCACGCAGCCCTCTGCGGAGATGCTCTCTGAGAAGCTCTTTACGTATTTCTCCTTCCACTTGCCACTTGCTGCCTCTTTTGTCACTCGCTCACCTGTCTCGGTGGTGGTGGTTACCTTGCATCCGGTGGAAAATCCCAGTGCGTTTCCTCCGACACTGAGGATGAGGTTTGTTCCGTCTAAAACACTTTTTGCCATATCTTTCTTATTAAATTGGTTAATACTATGCCGGCCGCCACCCCGGCGATGAAGGCGATGAATGTAATTTTGAGACCGGGGGCTGCGCGTTCCTTTGCCGTTTCCCTCAACTCGCTGTTCAACCGCTTAGCCTCATTGAGTTGCCGTTTCAGCGTGATGATGTTCTTTGAGTAACTTGCGGCTACCAGTAGCAGCGAGTCGCATTGTGCCTCAATGATGATTTGCTCAGGCTCATTCGCCGTTGCCGGTTTCCTTTGGAGCTTCACAGCCGCCTGTTTGTCCCTTGCCGTGTACGCCGCCCCTGGTGGCAGCTGCCTGATGCTGTCGAGTGGCAGCTTGAGACCGACCGTTGACATGGGAACCCTCACTGGCTTCTGCCATGTTTGTGTGACCGTCGTCGTGAGACTGTCCCTTTGCAGGCTGATGCTTTCCTCGTGCAGACTTTGGCGTGTCACTGTCTTGGTCGAGCGACAGCTCCACGCTGACAGGGCAAGTAGTGCGATGAGGGCATATCTGAATAGCCTCGATAGCCCTTGACAGGCGGTTGAGCGCCCGTCGCATCTTGTCGCCATCGGTGCGAAGATTCTCAATTTTGTCATAGTTGGTTTCGTTTTGATGCTGCAGGCTGATGAGCTCACGGCTCACCATGTCATACATCTGCTTGTAGGTATCCTCTATCTTTTTTTTCTCCTCGACGGTTCTGAGGCGTCGGTTGGCAATCCAGGCAATGGCGGCGCCGATACCGCCCGATGGGATTGCCCATTGCAGGATTTGAAATATCGTGTCTCCCATTGCTCTGTGTGTTATTTTAGGGTCTTCCGGAATTTGGAGTGATGGTTTTATGTCTTTCAAGTTTCCTGATGACAAATAAGTATTGTAAACTCATAAATATAAGCTCTTTGTAGTATGGGTATCCCATTTT